TACATTATCCATATACATAGCAACAGTAAATGCTGATATAACTACAGCCATACCTAGAATAACTAGTGCAAATCCAAACCATGGATCTGTGTTACCCCATATATATGCGTTTGATACCACATATATATAGAGTAATGGTTGTATAATAACTAAATAAAGCTTCAATAGCCTTTTAAAAAATGTTTTCATAAGATAAGTGTTATTAATTAATTTCATATACAGTGAAGCCGTTCTCTGTATACCATTCTACTGGATGCTTTACCGTATTCCATGGAGTAGAACCAAAAGGGAATACACATTCTAAAAAGTCATTACTCTCAATGCCATTAGAACCATTTCTAAACATTACATAGTCAGGATATGGTGCTTGGCCCATGCCTAGTGCAAAATAATTGTATGCACTATCTGCTGCCTCATGATTACTATCTGCATAGTCTTCATACTCAGCTAATACTTGACAAGAGTGATCAACCTCCCATGCCCAGTAGAAACGTTCTCCTGGTGGTAACTCCTCACCTATAAGCCAAGTATTAAATTGGTTTTCAGGTGCATCAAAGTTCCAAGGGTGGTAGTCATATGACCAATATATCATTATATCAGGATCCTCTTGAATCAACTCTTCTAGAGGTTCCTCTTGACATGACACTAAGCCTAGTAGTATCATGCCAAATAATAGGAATCT